TGCCAAACAGCACAAGAACTCAGGCAGAGGAACCCACAAAGGTGACGCTACATGGGAGAATTTTACTGTTGATTTCAAAGAGGTTGGAAAGTCTTTCACCATCAATAAAGAGGTTTGGGCTAAGGCTGTTACGGACGCTATTCGAAATGGTAACGATCCTGCTATCGTTGTGGTTATTGGCGAAGGCAATTCAAAAACTAGATTAGCAGTCATAGAACTTTCTCTACTTGAACAAATCCTGTCCGATGATGTATAATAGATATAAGAAGTTTTAAGGAAAACAATGGAGCAACAAAAAACAACACTAGAGATGGTCAACGGTCTATCAGAGATTGCTGACTATATGAATGATGAAGAACTAACTGAGGCACTTACATTCATTGCCAAACTAATACTAAAACCAGACATTCCACTTAATGTGGCTACTGTAGAGATTGTTCGTCTACAGGCTATTGCTGCTAAGATGGCATTCAAAGCAACTTGGATGGTAAATGTTGACAAGGGAAATCGGGAGAAGAAGAATATCTACTTTACCGCACACGAGGCTATTACTGATCTTGTGTCTGCACTAAAGTATATTGTTCGATAATATCATGGCTAAAAACCTACTACAACAAGTGATGATCAAGAATGCTGATGCTAGTCCAACTAGTAGACCATCGTTCCTTGACAAAGACGCTTTGATTGAAAAGATCAACTCAGGGTATACGATTAATCGTGTAGACAAGTTTACACAGAAGAAATCGTTTGCACCATCAACTATTGCATTCTCGCATGGAGAGTGCCCTCGTTACTGGTACCTGGCATTTGAAGGTGCAAACTTTACAGATAATGCAGATGCTTATGGTGCTGCAAATATGACAGCAGGTACAAAGTCGCACGAGCGTATCCAGGAAGCAATGGGAAATGTTCCAGGGCTTCTTGTAGATGCAGAATTTAAAGTTACTTATAACGATCCACCAATCTTTGGATTTGGTGACGTTATGCTGAACTGGGATGATAAGGAACTCCTTGGCGAGATTAAGACTATGCCAAATGATGCCTTTGAGTACCGTAAACTTGCAGGTAAGCCAAAACTGGGACACATGGTTCAGTTGCTTATCTACATGAAGATTCTCAATAAAAATAGAGCAGTTCTGATTTATGAAAACAAAAACAATCACGAACTTCTTATTTTTCCTGTAGAATTAAATCAATACATGTATGAGTGGGTAGAGAACACATTTGCGTGGATGCGAGAGGTTCGTGGAGCCTGGGAGAAGAAAACACTCCCTACCAAGAACTATCGTAGCAACTCAAAGATTTGCAAGACATGTCCAATCCGTGAGGCTTGTGACAATGCTGGTTCTGGAGAGATCAAACTGAGATCACTGGAGCCACTAGATGAAAAGCAAACACTGTAAATGGTGTGACCGCCATTTTGAGACACGAGTATCTTACCAAATTTACTGTTCGCCAGAATGCAGAGATGCTGCAACTAAAGAAAAGATTGCAGAGAGATATCAAGTTCAAAGGCGTATCCGTAGAAAAGATAAGCCTAGAGTATGCAAGTCTTGTCAAAGAAAACTATCTGCATACAATGATCAGAATATTTGCGATACATGCGAGGCAGACCCAACAGAGGTTGCAAAGATTCTAAGAGAGATAAAAGGATTTGTAAATGGTAAAGATCGGAAAGAGTAATGAAAAACCCAAGAATATTCTTGCTATTGACGCTAGCACTAATAGCCTTGCTTTCTCTATCTTTTCTGGTGTATCCCTAATAAGATATGGAAAGATTAAGTTTGAGGGAAAGAACGCTTATGAAAAACTTGGCGATGCTGCAAGAAAGACTATGCCTTTTCTTAAGCAGTTTGACATTGACGCAATTGTTATTGAGCACACTGTCTTCATCAACAGTCCAAAGACTGCTTCTGATCTTGCCTTAATCCAGGGTGCACTTCTAGGTGCTGCTAAATTGGCAGGTATCAGAACAGCAGGATCTATCAATCCTATTACTTGGCAAAGTTTTATTGGTAATAATAAGTTGTCTGTTAAAGAGAAACAGGATATGATGAATGAGTTTCCTGGCAAGTCTAAAAACTGGTATCAGAATAAATCACGAGAAATTCGTAAACTGAGAACTATCAAGTTTGTTAATACTTATTATGATAAAAGTATTGATGATGATGACGTAGCAGATGCAATCGGCATTGGTCATTATGCAATTCATAACTGGGAAAAGATTGACAAGTAGGAGATCTTATGGCAAAATTGTATATGAACGAACTATGGCTTAAGAAAAGATATCATATGGACAAAAAGACTCCAGAGGATATCGCCAAGGAATGTGGGGTAAGTGTTGAAACCATTTACGTCTATCTTGCCAAGTTTGGTTTGAGAAAGTCAAAGAGATGAAGATCATTAAGCATTTTTACAAAAAGGGTATTGGACTGCTTAAGTCAATCACCTGCAAGCACAAGAATACTAGAGATTCATCTTGCCCATATACAGGCATAACCTATACAATTTGTAAGGACTGCACGAAGTTGCTGTCAGGAAGAAATACGGAGACTATTCATGACTCGTAGAGCAAAGTTTGAAACCCCAGAGATTGCCAAGAAGTTTATTCGCCAGGATAGAATGCTGGTTGATGGCTTTGAGGTAGTCCGTGGTGATATAATTAAGATAACAGGTGAATACGGACTCAAGTTTAAGTTTGACAGTTTTGTCACAAACGCAGAGACTGGTGCCGTATGGGTTGACTGCTTTGAGGTTTTTAGAAACTCAGCATCAGCCTGGAGGTCATTTAGACCAGAAGCGGTAAAGCGTATTCCACAAAGAGGAAAGAGAGCAAAGCGTGTCGTTTGAAGACCTAACAGTAGAACACCTTGATGCAGTAAACAAGGTTGTAGAAAAGTATCTAGCAGGTGGAGACCCTACGCAGATATCTAAAGAACTTGCTATGCCAAGACAAAAGGTTGTTGCCTATATTGACGAGTGGCGTTCTATGGCTGCAGACAATGCTGCAATCCGTGCTCGTGCTAAGGAAGCCCTCGTTGGTGCAGACACGCACTATAGCAAACTAATTAGTAAAGCATATGAAGTTATTGACGAGGCAACTACCGTTGCTAATCTTGGTGCCAAGACCGCTGGCATTAAGTTGGTCATGGATCTTGAGAAGACTCGTATTGAGATGCTACAGAAGGCAGGTCTGCTTGAGAACAAGGAACTTGCAGAAGAGATGATCGCTATTGAGAATCGTCAGGAAATCTTGGTGGGTATTCTAAAGGATATCGCTGCAGAGCATCCAGAAGTACGAGACAAGATTATGCGTAGACTATCAGAAGCATCTAAAGATAAAGAAGTAATTACAGTGGTGGTCTCTAACGATGTTTGATGATTTTCTAGAAGCCCTTAAGTCTAATAATTTTGCAGAGCGTCCTGTTGACGCTAAGACATTTGTTGAGGGCGAAGACTATCTAGGACAGCCACCTCTATCTCAGGTGCAATACGACATTGTTGAGGCTATGAGCCAGATCTATAGACTAGAGGATCTTATTGACTTGATGGGAGAAACTGATGGCACAAGATACTACAAGAAATATACAAAGAATGAAGTCATTCTTCAACTTGGCAAGGGTTCTGGTAAGGACTTTACTTCAACGGTTGCGTGTGCCTATATTGTCTATAAACTACTTTGTCTTAAAGATCCTGCACGGTATTTTGGTAAGCCTAGTGGCGATGCCATTGATATCATTAACGTTGCAATTAACGCACAACAGGCGAAGAACGTATTCTTTAAAGGCTTTAAGACTAAAATTGAGAAATCGCCTTGGTTTGCTGGAAAGTTCTATGCCAAGGCAGAATCTATTGAGTTTGATAAATCTATCACTGTTTATTCAGGACACTCCGAAAGAGAGTCCCACGAGGGTCTTAACCTATTGTTGGCGGTACTTGACGAGATCTCTGGTTTTGCTACAGAGATTGGAACTGGTAATGATCAGGGTAAGACTGCAGATAACATCTACAAAGCCTTCCGTGCTTCAGTAGACTCTCGTTTCCCAGACTTAGGAAAGGTAGCCCTGCTGTCATTCCCTCGTTTCCCTGGTGACTTTATCTCTCAGCGGTACGATGCAGTGATTGCAGAAAAAGAAGTAGTCACAAAGCAACACAGATTTATTATGAATCCAGATTTGCCAGAAGACCAAGAGGGTAATTACCTAGATATCGAATGGGATGAAGACACAATTGTTTCATATAAGTATCCAGGTATGTTTGCACTGAAGCGTCCTACATGGGTTGTCAACCCTACTCGTAAGATTGACGATTTTAAATTGGCATTCTTTACAGATATGGGAGACGCAATGCAGCGTTTCGCTTGCGTACCTACGTTCTCGTCTGATAGATTCTTTAGACAAGAAGACAAGATTCGTGCTGCAATGAGCATTCGTAATCCACTGGACCAATACAGAAGGTTCGACGAGTCATTCAAACCAGATCCAGATAAGACTTACTACGTCCATGCTGACCTTGCACAGAAGCACGACAAGTGTGCGGTTGCAATTGCTCACGTAGAGAAGTGGGTTAATATTCAGATTGGCAGAGATTACCAGCAGGTTATGCCAATTGTTGTGGTAGATGCTGTAGCCTGGTGGGAGCCAAGGGTAGAAGGTCCAGTAAACCTTTCAGAGGTTAAGCAATGGATTCAGAACCTACGAAGACTAGGATTTAATATAGGTATGGTTTCATTTGACCGTTGGCAGTCATTTGATATCCAGAACGAACTGAAACAGGTGGGTATGAGAACTGAGACTGTTTCGGTAGCAAAGAAACACTATGAGGACATGGCTATGCTCGTATATGAGGATCGCTTGGTTATGCCAGCAATTGACCTTCTATTTGAAGAGTTAACAGAACTTAAAATCGTAAAACAGAATAGGGTGGACCACCCACGTAAGTCTTCTAAGGACTTGGCGGATGCCGTCTGTGGTGCTATCTTTGGAGCAATTTCACACACTCCAAAAGACCAAAACCTTGAAGTAGAGATTCATACTTTTAGGGATAGACCAAAACAGGCACTTGACACAAATCAAGACAATGTGATACAATATAAACCTATGCCGAAAGACGTTAAAGAATATTTGGCTAGGTTCGATCTAATCTAGAAAAACAAGGAGAAATAAACTATGACTTCACTAAAGAAGCCACTTATTGCTATTGCCTCTGCAGTAGCACTTGCAGCGACCACCCTCTTGGCTGTTCCTGCTAACGCTGCAACTGCAGCACTTACCGTCAACGCCGTTGCGGTATCACCATCACCAACCACTACTGCCAATGCAGTAGCACTTCCTGTACCTGCAGATAACTCTGTAGATGCAACTGACGCTCTTAAGATTGCTCTTACTGGCGTTACTACTGGTAGCAACGTTGTAGCAACCGCTACTGACGCATTGCTGCTCACCACTCTGACTGGAGCAACTGCTGCTTCTGGTTCAGCATCTGTAACCATTGCAACTGGTACTGGTACCACTGCAGACATCTTTGTATTCACTAAGACTACCAAGACTGGTACTGTTGTTGTTACCGCAGATGGCGTAACTACTACCTACTACGTAAAGGGTACTGCTGGTGCCCTTAACACCATTAAGGTAGATGCACCTACTGCTGCTCTTGGCACTACTGCTAAGGTAACTGTTACTGGCACTGACGTATTCGGCAATGCTGTTAACGGTTCAACCGTGGCACTTCAGGTGATTTCTGGAACTGCAACTAACACCTACTCGCTGACCTCTGCAACTGACGGCACTGCTGTCAAGGAGTTGACTGGTCTTGCTGTGGGTTCTTATGACCTAGTTGCTACTGCAACAGTTTCTGCTGCTGTTACTGGTCTTACTGCTCCTACTGGCTTTGTCCGTGGCACCCTTAAGGTTGTAGACCTTGCTGCTCTTGTAGCAGAGAAGGATGCAGAGTTGGCAGTTGCTAAGGCAACCATTGCTGATCTAACTACAAAGTTGGCTCTTGCAGAGGCTGCTGCTACTGGCAACAAGGCTAAGTACAACGCTCTTGCTAAGAAGTGGAATGCAAAGTTCCCAAAGAACAAGGTTGCACTACTTAAGTAATCGTGGTAAAATTGATTAGGGAGAGGGTTTCGACTCTCTCCCTTTTCTATCCCCAGTTTTAAAAAAGGAGTTAAAATAGATGTCACTAGATATTGTGTACTTCTCTAATTATTCTGGGAATACAAAAAAGTTCGTAGAAAAGATTGATCATGGATTTGGCAGTACTATTCGCATTCCTATTGATTGGGATGTCAGTGACCCTCTTGTTGTCGCTAACCGCTATATACTTTGTGTACCAACTTATGGTGGGGGTAGTGAAAAGTCTGCAATCCCCAGACAGGTTCGACACTTTTTAAATATCCCTGAGAACAGGGATTTGCTCCAAGGCATAATAGGCTTTGGAAACACAAACTTTGGAGAGCATTACTGCAAGGCTGCAGAGATGATTTCAAGGAAGACTGGCATTCCTATAATTGCCAGGGTAGAAATATTTGGAACGTCAGAAGACGTACAAAGAGTACAGGAGAGGTTGGAACAACTATATGGATAATTACAGTTATCACGAACTAAATGCTATGTTGAATCTATGGTCGGACGATGGCAAGATTCAATTTGATAAAGATAAGCAGGCTGCAAGAGCATACTTTTTAGATCACGTAAATCTAAACACAGTATTCTTCCACAGCCTAGAAGAAAAACTGCACTACCTGGTAGAGCACGAATATTATGAAAAAGAAATCCTAGATAAGTACTCTTTTGAATTCACTAAGGAACTATTTAAACAAGCATATGGACACAAGTTCCGCTTCCCTACATTTGTTGGAGCATACAAGTTCTACACTCAGTATGCACTAAAGACATTTGACGGTGAGCGTTACCTAGAGCGATTTGAAGACCGTGTTGTCATGAATGCTCTCATGCTTGCCAGGGGAGATGAACAGTTGGCTAAGGATCTTGTAGAGGAAATCATTACAGGTCGCTTCCAGCCAGCAACTCCTACATTCCTAAATGCAGGTCGTAAGCAGCGTGGAGAGTACGTATCATGCTTCCTGCTTCGTGTAGAAGATAACATGGAGTCAATTGCTCGTGCAGTAAACTCTTCACTACAATTGTCCAAGCGTGGTGGTGGTGTTGCACTCAACCTTACAAACCTTCGTGAACTTGGTGCTCCTATTAAGAAGATTGAGAACCAGTCTTCAGGTGTTATCCCAGTTATGAAGATGCTTGAGGATGCATTCTCATATGCAAACCAGTTGGGTGCACGTCAGGGTGCAGGTGCGGTTTACCTAAACGCCCATCACCCAGATATCATGAAGTTCCTAGACACTAAGCGAGAGAATGCAGACGAGAAGATTCGTATTAAGACCCTAAGCCTTGGCGTGGTTGTTCCTAATATCACTCTTGAACTTGCTAAGAACAACGAAGACATGTACCTGTTCTCGCCATACGACATTGAGCGTGTATATGGAAAGCCTATGAGCGACATCTCGGTTACTGAGAAGTACCAGGAGATGGTAGATAACGCACAGATCCGCAAGACTAAGATCAAGGCACGAGAATTGTTTGAGCGTATTGCTGAACTTCAGTTTGAGTCAGGATACCCATACATTGTGTATGAGGACACTGTCAATGATGCTAACCCAATTGATGGACGTATCAACATGTCAAATCTTTGCTCTGAAATTCTTCAGGTCAATACACCAACTACCTACAACAATGATTTGTCATACAAGGAAATTGGAAAGGATATCTCTTGCAACCTTGGTTCACTGAATGTTGCTAAGGCTATGGAGTCTCCAGACTTCGGTAAGACTGTTGAGGTAGCAATTAAGGCTCTCA